ATATATAACATTTTAGCAGCAAGCGCAGTGAACTCTAGCGTAGGAGGTAGAGTATACCCCCAACTAGGGCCACAGAATGCCGTCGCTCCTTTTATCGTTTACGTCTTAGATAGTACTGATCCTTCGGATACGAAGAGCGGAGTGAGTACACTAGACACCGCAGCCTATGAGGTGATCGTGATCTCTGCGAGTTACGCTGAGATGGCTACAATATCCGACCAGGTGAGAGCGGCATTAGACAGATATACGGGCACCGTGAGCGGTGTAGAAGTTCAGAGTATTCAGTTCAACAATGTAGACACCGACTACGATCAGGAGAGCGCTAGATATATGGCGGGCCTGGATTTTAGCATTAGGATAAAACTATGAGAATAACATTAACCAAAAAGCTCAAGACAGAGAGCGGCAAAGTGTTGCCTTCAGGAATGGTCTTAGGAGTTACTAGAGAATACGGCTTGCAGCTTATTGAAGCAGGTAAAGCCGTTAATAACGAGGTTGAATCCTCACACGAAATAATAAAAAAACTTAACAAAGAATAATTATGCCTAGTACATCAGTAATGAATGGATCCCTCATGGGGGTTTATATCGGATCAACCTTGATCGCCCACAGCACAGAAGGAAGTATATCCCTATCAATGGATACAAGAGACATATCCTCGAAAGATTCGGCAGGAGCTAGAGCTCTTCTTGAAGGAATGAAAAGCGGAAGCATCTCAGTTTCAGCTCTTTATACCGAAGATTCCGCCTACGGAGCCGATGAATTATACACAGCTATGGCGGCAAGAACGCCACTCGCAGTGAAATTCAGCACCGAAGTATCGGGTGATCATTTTTGGTCAGCTTCTTCGTATTTAACGAGCCTAGAGGTATCAGCATCTACGGAAGATAATATGACTTTTTCGGCCACATTTGAACTCACTGGTGCTATTACTTATACAGCCGTTTCCTAATAATTAAATAACTCTCTCACAATGGTTAAACACGTAAAAATAGGAGGCGAAGAACGAGCTGTTAAGTTCGGATTCGCCGCCCTTATGGAATTCACTGAAGCCCTCGGTTATACGATGGCGGACCTAGACAATCTAGGCGAGAATATGAAGCTCAAGGATGCGATCTTTTTGGTTTGGTGCGGATTAAAGCACGGGGCAAGAGTAGAGAAAAATCCTTTTTCTTATGACATCGAGGAAGTAGCTGACTGGCTTGACGAAAAGCCTGAATCTATGGAGGAAGTTTTGAATGTGTTTAGCACAAGTTTTGGAGCAACAACAGAGGGAAAAAAGTAAACGGGGCCCCGGAAAATAATCCGGGCGCCCCTTTAACTTTTGACTATTACCAGGAACTCGCTCTTGGTCAGTTAAAATGGCACCCTTCTGCATTTTATGAGGCAACCCCTAGAGAGCTGGAAAACGCTCTGAAAGGTTTCTTCAATTTGCACGAAATAAAGCAGCAGCAAGCGTGGGAGCGCGAACGCTGGAGCACCACGGCACTGATCAACATCCAGCTCGGTAAGAATGATAAAGTAAAGCCCACTGACTTAATGCGTTTCCCTTGGGAAGCTAATGAGGTGAAGAAGCAGCTTAACAAAGAAGAAGCGAAAGCAATTTTAAGCAAATGGGAAAAAGACTAGCAAGTGTTAACATCAGCATCGGCGCAGACCTTAGAGGCCTCAGAAATGGTCTGAAGGTTGCTTCCCGTAGTTTGAAACGATTTGGGGCATCAGCTAAAAGGTTGGGCTCTAGTATTACGAGGAACGTAAGTTTACCCTTCGCCCTTGCTGGTGCTGCTAGTGTTAAGATGTCCAGTGACTTAGAAGGTAGCTTCGGAAAGATTGAGAACCTTGTAGGTGTTACTGGTAAAGCGTTAGACAATTTTAAGAGAAGCGTAAGAGAAGTAAGTAGCGCGACAGGTCAAAGCCAGCAGGCGCTGAGTGAGGCGATGTTCACAATTTCCTCCGCTGGTCTTAGAGGAGCGCAAGCTACCGAGGTACTGGAAAGAGCAGCCAAGGCTTCAGCTATTGGCCTAGGTGAAACTCAGGAAGTCGCTCAAGCGCTTACCGGGGTACTACAGGCATACTCTAAAGAGAACTTAACAGCGGCAGAGGCCACCGATACCCTTACGGCAATCGTTCGAGAAGGTAACCTGGAAGCCTCTTCCTTAGCTCCTACTTTGGGGCGTATCGTTGGAATAGGTGCTCAGTTAGGCATAAGCTTTGAGGAGCTTGGGGCAAACATTGCAACCTTCACGCGTTTAGGCGTTCCCGCTGAGGAGGCCGTTGTAGGTCTTCGTGGTATAATGACCACATTTTTAAAGCCTACAACAGAGGCGAGATCGGCCTTAAGAGATTTAGGATTTAGTGCTGCCGAGCTTCGCGAGAAAATTGGAAAAGATGGTCTACAGTCTACCCTTGCTTTTCTTGTTAAAAGCTTGGAGGGAAATGATGAGGCACTCGCTAGCGTTTTTGGAAATGTCCGCGCCCTTTCCAATGTTTTAGGAACCGCAGGAGCGCAGGGAGAAACCTATGCGGAAGTATTAGAAAACATCAGCAACGCCACCGGCATAGTAGATAAAGGCTTTGAGAATGTTACTAAGGAATCCGGGTTTAAATTTAAGCAGACTCTAAACGAATTAAAAAACACAGGAATAGAGCTAGGCAATACCTTGCTTCCTTTAGTTTTAAAAATAACCAAATTTGTATCCGGTGCCGTCAAAGCCTTTAGCGGTTTAAGTAACGGGGCAAAAACCACCGGATTAGCTTTGATAGCCATTGTCGCTTTAAGTGGTCCAATCATTACGGCTATCGGTGCAATATCCACAGCCTTAGGGATTTTTGCCTCAGCCGCAGCCACTGCCTGGACCGCAATCTCCGGCCCTGTAGGGTTAACCATAGCCGCCATCGTTCTTTTAGGTATAGCAGTGTACCAATTTTGGGACATTATTCGCCCGGTATTGGTAGGGGCGATTAATTACTTTATAGACTTATACAACGAATCTGACGCTTTTCGAGCCATTATAGAAGGTTTAAAGCTTACCATAAATAATACTTTTCTATTTTTCGGTAAAGCGATTAGCGGCATTAGCGCTGAGTTGATAAACTTAGGCGACTTGCTTATAGGTATTTTCACTTTTGACTGGGACAGAGTTACCGCCGCTATGGATAAATTTGGCGATGGTTTTGTAAAAGATATGAAGGCCTACTTTGAAGAGGCCAGCGCCGCAGGAGATGCCGCAATAGCTAAGATTACCACCCCTAAAGACAAAATAGAATTTGTAACAGAAGAGGGACTTCAAAAGGGAATAGATGGCTTCGTAGAACCAGTGAAAAAAGCCTGGGAATCTATAAAAGGAATGTTTTCTTTTGGAGGAACTGGCGGCATAACAGTTGGCGCAACAGGTAGCGGAACGGATACAACAGAACAAGACTCTACAGGTAGTCAAGAAGATCTAGAGCAAAAAACCGTATCAATGCTCGACAGGATGAAAAAAGCCTGGAAAGATTATGGGTCCGCTATTAAGGACGTGATGCAACAATCCGGGACCATTATCGAGGGCTTTGTCACCGATATGCTTGCGGAGAGCATAATGAGAATGGGCGAGCTTTTAGCAGGCGGAAAGGGAGCATTTGCTGACTTCGGAAACTTTGCCCTTCAGGCCTTTGTCTCAATGGCCGAGCAATTAGGACGCTTGGCGATCCAGGTCGGTGTAGCAACTCTAGGAATAAAAAAGGCTCTCGAAAGTTTAGATCCTGCTATAGCTATAGCTGGAGGTATTGCTCTTTTAGCCTTAGCTGGAGCTGCTAGAGGTAAGTTAAAAAATATATCAGAAAATCAAAACCAGGTTAAACTGGCGAAAGGTGGTTTAGCCTTTGGCGAAAGTTTGGCGGTAGTCGGTGACAATCCAAACGCACGATTCGATCCCGAAGTAATCGCACCACTTTCTAAGCTTAAAAATATGATCGCAGAGAGCGGCGCCGGAGGTTTAGTTCAGGTTTTTGGTAAGATATCGGGCCAGGATATACTCCTGAGCTCAGAGAAAGCAAGTAGAACGCGCAGTAGATACAGAGGATTTTAGTATGGCAATAAGACTTTACAGCGAGTTTCACAGTAGCACAGACAAGCTTTTTAAGGTAGAGATACACGACACTAGCTTTTCAGGCACTGCCGAGCATTTTCACGTAGCATCTAACGGCTTCAGCCTAGACTATAGCGGTGAGACTGATGACATCGTGAGCCCTATCATTGGCTCTGTGTGTAATATCAGCGCGTACAATAATACCGCAGCCTTTGATAGTTTTATAGCGGCCTTAAAAGCATACCAGGAATCGCGGTTTTTTGTCCGCATCTATGCTGAAGCTGCAACTATAGAGGACGGTTTAGTGATGAGCTTCTACGATACTCAGCTACCTCCTGATAATGGAATGGTGCTGTATTGGACTGGTGTTATAATGCAGGATCTTATCACTGTAGAAGATATTTCAAAACCTTCTATTTTTAACATAACTGCTGTCGATGGTATTGGACACCTCGCCAATGCTAAATATGAAAGCCTCGGCGTGGTAACCCTTGAGAGTTTTATTGAGAGCGCTGTAGGTGTTATCGGTATAGATCCTCTTTATGCTGCTGATGACTTGCTCTATGCTACGAGTGTGAACGTATGGGATGCACAACATACCTACAGCACTGCGAGCGATGTTACCTCTTTAATACGCTTCGATGCGTTGGTGTACTCATCTAAGGAAGAGGATGGAACGGTAATATATAGCAACTACATAGACATCTTAAAAGAGCTGTGCATCGTGTTTGGCGCTAGGTTCTACCAGC